TCTCCATCTATCTTTTAGGTCTTTGGGCGTAGCATCTGCATCACTAGCTTTGGTATCTTTTTTTACCTCTGCCGAAAGCCACTCTAGAAGAGCCTTAAATAATGCAGTTAACCAAGCCATTTTAAAACATTACTGTTTCTTTGCGAGACCTCTAGAAATAGTATAACCCAAAGCTGCGGCAGCACTACAGATAAATCCAAAGACTTTATCTGCGTTTGAAGCACCTTCTGGGTCCACGACACCCGCTCCCCATGCCAATGAGCATAAAGTTACGGCAAGTGTAATCCAGAATTCTGTTGACTTATATCCTGGTTTTGTTTCTTTGTTATTTGTAGCCATAATATTTTTTATTATTTATTTATTGTATGTCTGATAGTTTTTTCAATTCCTCAAATTTATCTTCAGGGCTAGCTAAACCTCCAACAGCACTAAATACCGTAAGATTAGGTTTGTCACCGCTATAGATGCCTCTGTGAACAATGCTATTCGGCTTTAGCATCCTAGATAATTGATCAAATGCATCATCTAGATTTTTTTGAGGAATATTGTTTAACTGTTCAGTGCCTCCTATTATTACTCCAGCGGCAGTATTGCCAGAGCTTAAATCGACTCCACCAGTTAAAATATTATTCTTTAAATTTTCTCTCACGGCTCTTGAGATAGCCACGGAGTCTTTCCAGTCTTGAACGGGAGATGCTCCAAAAACAATCAAACCTGAGTCTAAAATGTTTCCATAATCATTAGAGTCAAAAGCTGAGTAGGTACTATCTTTAGCTGAAGTGTGATTGAACAAATGGAAAAGTCCAGCCATGCTATGATTAGCGACTTTCCAAAACTCGGCAACCGTTAAGTTAGGGTAAAGACTTCCGACTTTTTCGTTGTCTATGAGAATAAGTGGAGACACTAATCCGTCTTCAACCATAGAGTAAGCTCTCTTAAGAGCGTTAAGAGCGTTCGCATTTACCCTTTTACCCTCAGAGTATTTAGGTAAAGCTAAAATTAAACCTACTTTTTTAGATTTAGATTTTATGGTGCTTTGCATCTCGAAAGCTGTATTAACTAGAGGTTCCATTGTACCGCTTCCAGTCCCTCCACCGCCTCCAATGCAAACATAGATTCTATCTACGTCATCACCAAAACTTCTCCTCATAAAATCAAGAACATCTTCTCTTTTCTCTTCGAATTTTTTTTGAGCCACAAGAGGGTCTTTACCAGCACCGCCTTCTCCAAAGCATAATTTATTTTCCAAAGAAATAGTGTTTAGGTCTTGTTGAGCGGTATTAATAGCAGCTATGCGTCTATAGCCCAAAGAATGAAAAGTTTCAGCTATACGAGAGCCTCCTTGCCCAGAACCTATGAAAGCATTTTTAAAAGATACCAAGCATTCATCTTCGACTACTCTCTTAGTCTTATCTTCTTCTATCTGAGGCGGCAATAAAATATCTGGCATTGCTATGTCAACGCCTTCACCATACAAAGATTTTACTTCGTTTTCTTTTTGAGACGGAGACTCTCCAGCCTCATTATTTAAGGACTCTTCCATAATTATATTAATTAAATTTTACTAGCTAAAAGCAAACTGGCTAAATAGAAATCAATGTCATGCTCTTGAGTCAAGGCGTAAATTTGCTTAACTCTTTTTTCGTCTTTGTCTGTTGGGCTAGTAACATATTCTTCTGTCTTTTCAAGCCAATTTTCAGGAAGTTCGTTAGCTACAATTAAATTAGTTATATCTACTGACACTTCTTTTTGCTTTTTATTTAAGCGTTTAATCCCGTGAAATGAACGTAATTTAGATTGAACTTCTTTTTCTAGTTTCTGAGCTAAAATCATATAGTCTTTAATTTTAGAAAAGTCGAATTTACTTTCTTCTTTAGCTTCAGTACTCTCTTGAGGAACACCGCTTGTTCCATTGGGGCGACCAGCCTGTTTGGGTGGCTGTGGCTTTTCTGGCTGTTTTTTATTAGACTTAGCTGGAATCGGAGGATTCTTAGCTCCACCTATTACAGGCTCATAGTAGCCTTGATCTCTTAATTCTGAAAATTCTTTTTGAGAGTCGAGAGATTCGTCTTTATCGGGAAGTCTATTAGTTTCTAGCGCACCAACTACTTCTTCTGCCGTCAAAACGCCTAGTTCATAAAGGCGAGTATATATTCTCTCTTTAGCTGGGTTATCGCTCAAAGTAATTTCGTCAAAGTAAGGGGTTGGATAATTTTTTAACCCTAATGTTTTAGCTATTCTTTTTATTTCTGGTTTCAAGAAATTGTTCACGAAAGCCTGTCTTCCAGCGTGTAAACGAGATAAAAACAGTTCTACTTTGCTAACTAAATTTGCAAACTTTTCGCCTCCAACTAAAATGTTATTAAGTCCTAAATTTATGTCTCTATCAAAGACTTCATATTTTTTAGGGTCCATCAACTCGGAAATTTTAGGAACTACAAATTCTGCTTTCGTAGTATAATCAGAAATTAAAACTCTTCCCACTGACTCGTTTTGGAAAAGTTGTTGCATCGCTGCTAGATTACGTTGGTTTATGCCTCCCTTTTCAGGGTCTGTACCCATAGTAACTAAAAGAATGGCTTGCTGCATCGTCCTCGCGATAGCCATATCCATTTTTTTAAGCTCTTGTTTGAAATTTAAATCTAATAAAACGGGATACCCCATAGGAACCGCAAAAGGCTCGTAATCTTGTTTTTTGTAAAAAACAGGAATAACTTTGTCAACGGTCAAAGGAATTAGTATCGATCCAGTCCCTCTTCCTTTTTTAGTCTTTAAAGAATCTCTTACGTCTTTGGGTAACGACTCAAGCAACTCTTGATCTTCTTCGGTTACAGGATTTAACAGTCTTTTTAACTCGTAATTGCTTAAAATTTTATAGTAAGAAGGTTCAGCAAAGTTTAAAGAGCCAGTTAATCTAAGGTCAGCGGGATTTAAGAATAGATACTTTGAAGGTAGTAATTTTTCTTTAGCTTCTAATTGAGTGCTTAGACTATCCGAGCTAAAAGTTTGTGTTATTTTTTTAACATCAGCGTCGTTCATCTTAGAGTCTAGCCGATACACGAATACGTTCCCTGACCTGTAATACTCCCTAAAAAACTGATCAGTAATAGAGTTTATATTTATTTTTTTAAAATAAGCTTCGAAAAACTCTCTAGATTTTTTACTAGCTCCTTTGAAATAAATTTCGCCATTAGAAAGCTCTGTCATTAAATCAATAACATTCCTAAATTGAGCAAAATTATAATAAGCTTTTTGACAAAGAATTACAGCGTCTCTAATCTCTAGAAGAGAATTATTAGAATAATTAACAGAATATTTCCAAGGAACTAAACCGTCTTCTATATTTTTATACCCATCTGTGCGGTGTATATCTGCGGATACATTCCTTCTGCTGCGCGTCTTGGTCGAGCTAAGATTAGCGGTAGATTCGTAAGCCATCAAAGGTGTTATGTCTTTGTTGACTTTTGAGCTTTCAGCGTTCTCTTGGGATTTTTTCCTCATTTTCTAAAAAAATATTACACTATTTATATCATTCTAGGAACAAAAGTATGAGAAATCTCTTCTTTTTGAGTCTTAGCGTCATTGTAGCATTTTAAAGCCCAATTTGCTAGCATCAATGCCGTATAGTTATCTCGTCTAGCTCTGTTTACCGAGGTGCTTCTTTTCAAATGCTGCGGCAAATCAAAGGTTTGTGTTCCTTTTGCTGTACTTTTAACTTCTATCAAGGCACATTGTTTTTTAGCTTGATAAACTAGTACGTCTTGTATTTCTATTAAATCTCCCGTCGTCTTAACATCTTGGCCGATTAATTTTAAATTTAAATTCAAAAAAGCCTGTTTATTAAAAGACTCTCCATGAGCCGTAGTTCTTGAGGCAAACCATATTTTTTTATGATCTATACAGGCTTGTAAATGCTCATTCGCCTTTCTTATAAACTCGCTTGTAAAATTCTGCTTAAAACAGATTTTATGGTTTTCTAGATTTCGTTCAAGCTTTAATTTTCTAATTTCTTTAGAGTAATCAATTCCCTCTTTAATAGAGTCAAAGTTTATGAACTTTAAATTAATACCTGCGTCTTTAAATAAATCGGATTCATTGCAGCTATCCAAGAATTGATACCCTGCGTTATCAATACATATCATATCTACTTGGAAGTTGCTCATTATATAATACATATAAGAGATATGATCTTTAAGGTCGCCTCCCGCTACAGCGTAGTTGTGAACCAATGTACCTTGCCCAGTCTCCTCATCTATTTCTAGAACCGCTATAGCAAAGTGGTCAGAACTTGGGCTATTGCTAAAACTAGGGTCAATTCCTAGAATGTATTTAGCTGCTTTGTTCCCTTTGATTAGAGTAGTAGGATAATCGCCATCGGCAATTGTGCATTCATGCATTTTCTTTGCGCTAAAGTAGGAGTCTGAGCCATCAGTGAATTCGGCGCAATACTCCCGAAGAAAAGAGGAATGAGAAGCTCCTCCGTTTTGAGCTTCTTCGATTACCGTTTTATCTATCATTTCTTCAGGTAAAGCTTCGTAGCCTAATTGAGATATAAAATAAGATGCATCGGATTTTTCTTCTGAGTAAATTTTGCTAGACCAATCTTTGTAAGTCTTATATAAATTTTCGAATGTATACGAAGCTGAAGATAAAGCTATCATTTTAGAGGTGTTCTCGAACTCCATTCTATCGTTCTCCTTCATCCTCCCTTCTTTTATTAATTGATTTTCCATTTCTCTTATCTCTAATCTCTCTTTCATATTCTGAGGAGCTACTAAGAAAGGCATTAAAACTGTATTAACTAATTCTTCTGGAAGAAGTAAAAACTCATCCAGTACTAAAATGTTTGCGCGAAAACCTCTAATCTTTTCGCCGTTCAAAGGAATGGCTGTTATAGTCCCACCGTTTATTTCCCATTCATACTGATCGTTCCGCTTAGAAGGTCGGGCCGAAAAAGCTTGAGCTAAAAGATTTGCCCCTTTGGATTTAACTATCTTTTCTAAATTATTAAATATAAAACGAGCAGTACGGAAAGTTGGGCCAGCGATTAGAATCTTTGTTCCTGGTTCAAAAATACACTGTAAAAAACAAAATACAGAAGCTATAAAAGTTTTGCCACAGCCACGACCCCAAACGCACATAGAAAAATTTCTATTCATCATTCCTTTAAGCGTAGCTTCTTGATAAGCCGCCAATTTTATTCCCGAAATTAGTTCTGTAGTGAATCCAAGATTAGCTCGTAAGAATTTAGCTAATGAAATTTTTGCTTCTTTATCGTCTAGCTCGCCTTTGAGATCGAGAAATTGTTTGTTGAAGTTAGCACCCTCGAACTTATACTTTTCAGGAGAATAAATCATTGCGTATTTAAAGCTTGCCGCCTTCTACAGTATTTTTTTATCGTAAGCTAGTTGTAAATCTGTTTTTTTGTAGAAGCAGCCGCTTGAGAATATTTTTTCAATTACTCTAACTGACTCCTTCCTTCCGTTTACAAAAAGAAATTGTATATGATCATATTTTTGAATCATTCCTCTAACTTTATGAAAAATATACTCAGGAGTAGCTTTTATTTTTTTAGAGAT